CTGATCCCCGACATAACACCCTCTTTGATAGGGCCGCCGTATCTAAACATTGGTCTATTTAATGGCTTCATAATTAATTACCCGTATATTTTACCAAACAATCCAGCAAGACCTGTAGCCGTACCTAGTGCTGTTTGGAATGGACTTGTTTGACCTGGTTGTTCATACTGTGATCCTGCTACACCACCAGCTAAACCAGTTAATGTATTACCGTATTGTGATAGTCTTCCGTAAGGCTCATACGCTCCAGTTTGTGCTGCTTGTGCATCAGCAGATAAATTTGCTTGTGTCATACCTTGACGTATTCCTCCAAGAGAACCTAGTGCAGAAACGTCTTGACCCATACCTGTTCTACCAAAATCAGATAGACCAAATTGTTGGTTCATTTGGTTTCCGTATGCACCAGCTAGTCCTTGTTGTGCTGCACCTATCTGTCCTTGTTGTCCAAACAATCCTTGTTGCATACCAAATAAATTACCTTGGTTTTGAAAATTTTGTTGTGCTAATTGATTTGCTTGACCAAATCCTTGTTGTAACATTGAAGCTTGTAGTGCTGCTCTATCTGCTAACCTATCTGATTGAAACTGACCTAGTTGTGCACCTTCTCTACCGCCACCAAAATTACCGGACGCTACAGCTGCATCTCTAATTTGTTGCTCTCCTGCTGCACCTTGTTTGTCATACTCTGCTAAAGTTGCATCAATAACTTGTGATTGATACGGAGACATAAAAGGTTGGTAAGCTTGTGGTCCTGTCATACCTGCTGCACCTTGTGCAATGTTGCCTGCTGCAGTTTGATAACTTCCTAGTCCGCCAATAGCTTGTGCTGATTGTCCCAGAGCCCCGGCCCCTGCTGTCTGTGCAGTTTGTGCTGCTTGTAAAAATGGTTGATAAGAACCTACACCTTGTTGTGCAAGATTGATTGCTTGTGTTTGTAACGGATCTTCACCGGCTACAAAACCACGACCTGTAAATTGTGATGTATCTATTGGTGCGGAATATGTGGCTTTCGCCTGTTCGGCGTAATCTTTTACTGCTGGTTCTAAAAATTCTGCTATTGCCATTATACTACCCTCGATTGTAACATTTGTTGTTGGTCATACATTGCTTGTGCGCCTTCTAAACCTTGTGACTCTTCAGAAATCTCACCGCCCTGCTCTAAATTACTCATTAAATTTTCCATTACTTCAGCGCCTTTATCTATATCGCCGCCTCCTGCATTTCTAACAGCATCTGCTGTAAATACAAACTCATTCTTAGACAGTCTAGCAGGTACATCGTCAGCTCTTTCTTTGCCACCCATTGCTACAAAACCACCTTCGTTTCTATAATCTTTTTCCATGCCACCCATGTCAATCATTTCTGATGCTTCATCAGTTGCCATGATGCCACCTTCCGCAGCATTAACTCTCACTCCACCACTAGGATAACCAAATTTATTTGTGCCAACCGGTGTTCCATATCCTGGTACACTCATACCAGCCATTCCACCATCAGCTTTTTGTTCTATGTTCATGTTTAACATATTTATAACATTTGAGACTGAACCTTCATCAGCTCCTGTAATACTAGATATTGTAGATGTATCTACACCTTCTTTATTCATATTTATAATCATTTCAATTATTTCTGGTTCTAAATCAATTCCATAACCTTTTTGTGTTAAAAATTCATTTATTTTTTCTTGGTCACCACCTAAAAAAGCAGAAGTTTCTCCACTAACTATTTGATCAAACCCAGATTTTAAATTTTTAAAAAAATCAAGAGGTCCTGCATAACCAGGTCTTGAACCATCACCGCTTGGACTTACTAATTGTCCACCTGCGTAACCTATTCTACCACCATTAGCTGCCATAGCGACTGCTTCTGGTTGTTCCATACCTGCACCTTCTGGTTGTTGCTGTGCTTGCATTACTGCTTTTACAAATTGTTCAAAAGATAAATTACCACCTTTATTTTTGTACTTAACATATTCCATCATAAGCATTTGTTCTGCTTGTGCTTCTCCTGCACCACCACCCATGTTTAAAAATGTTTTTTGTTGTCTTCTAGACATACCTGCACCTGATCTAATGTATTCTTCTTCATCGTCTTCATCTACTAACATACCGTTAGCATAACCTGCTCTGCCACCATATGCTTTTTGTTCTGCAAAAATACCACTTTTAGTGTTAAAATCATTTATGTACCTACCAAGATCAGGTCTAGTAAATTGTTCCAGACCATCACCTAAATTGTCTATATACCGTGAAGCAAAACCAAAGTTAGATTGATCTTCACTTTCACCACCACCTGGTTTATCCAAAGTAGCATATACAGCTAGTTTAATTTTATTAATCTCTTCTTCACTTAGTTCACTATCTTTTTTCATTTTTGGAATTTTATCACCCATTCCTTTTCCAAAAGCAGCTAAAATTCCATCCATAAAATTACCGTCACCTGCATAACCAGGTCTTAAACCATCTCCGCTTGGAGTAACTAGTTGACCATTAGCATAACCGGCTCTGCCACCGTCAGCTGCATAAAAATTTTGCATTACATATTTTTTTTGTGGCATAAAATCTAAACCAGCACCTGCATCACCTGCACCGCTGTAATAGTTTCTTGCTCTTTGTGTTTGGTATGCTGGGTCCATAGTTTCTACTGGACCTTCATCTTCATCATCACCACCACCCATTAAGAATGGGGCTGCAAGAGCTGTAGCACCTAAGCCACCAGCTAACATTCTACCCATACTAAAACCTTCGTTTTCATCCCCGCCTTTTCTAAACATATTACCGACGTTACCTAGAAAACCTGTTTTACTTTGGAGTCCACCAAGTAAACCTTCTTTACCTAAAAACCCTTTACCAAAAGCACCTGAACCTAAACCAAATCTATTTAATCCATATAAGCCGCCACCTATTAAAGCCATCTTACCTAAAGGACTTTTAGTAATTTTCTTTACAGCACGTGTAGCTTTCTTAACAAGTTTACCTAAGAAATACTTTTGTCTAGGGTCCTGTAAGGAACCTATTCCTGATTGTATTTGTTGGGGTTGTTGCATTCTAGATATTGCCATAAATTTACCTTAATTCTTATGTTTACTTTGTTTTACCTATTAAATCAAGAGGAGGCATCATAACTTTTACGTCTTGTGCCATCTCTTCTTGTTTAAAACCCTTGGCTTCCCAGTCTTTTCTTTCCTTAAACACTTCTCCTGTTTTCATATGTCTGTAAGTAGTCTCAACACTAGTCGCATCTAAAACAGGTACCTCTTGTCCGTCAATTACTGTGGTTTTCATTAGTCTATTTTCTCCTTTTTAATGTTTAAAAAACTAACCGCAAAATCAAATGAGTCTGTAGTGCTAGACTGTATAGTAAAAGCAGATCCGCCTTCTACTATTAGAGGTTGGGTTAATAATTCTTTAGTTGTATTAGCTGTTAATTGTGCTGATTTTATAGCTGTTATACTATTGTTTAAAACTGTCACTGTTGGTGTACTAGCAGATGTAACTAATATAGATTTAATAATTATAGTTTCATTAACACCAGGTTTGTCTGTTGCAAAAACAGTTAGTGCATTTCCTGTAGTGTCATTATCTTTACCTACAAATTTATATTGGTTTACTACTGCCATTATTCTAAAAAGAAACTTTTAGCTTCTATCTCCTGTTTTACTTCTTGTTGAAATGTTGTGTTTAATTTTTTTATTACTGAATCAAGATCCCTAACCAACGATTGTAAGTTAGTTTGATTATATTCTGGTTCAGCTCTAGTTAATGATTGTACAATTTTTGCCATTATAATAGACTTGCTAGTCCTCCGTTTTTAAAATTTACTCTACCACCAAAAAAGTATCCGGCTCTGCCACCTTTTTTAAGACCATAACCAAAACCTTCTCTACCTCCTGAATCATAACTATAACCACCAGTTTGACCTGCACTTGGATCACCTTTTGATTGAGAATCTTGAGTTGTAGGTCCGCTACCTGATCCGGGTCTTCTACCAGATGATCCTGCTCTTGATTGATCATTAGGGTCTGATTTACCTTGAGATGCAAAATTTGTTTCTCTTACAGCAGCCTGAGCAGCTGCATCCGCCGCATCTTTATTTTGTTTCTGAGTTGCTTTATACACAGCTGAAGCTTCTAGAAGTTGTTTTTTTTGAAACCCAGTTAATTCTTCTTCATCTTTTAATTTTTCATACATCTCTAGTTGATTAGGCACATAATTTGTTGCTTGAAAATTTTTACCTGTTAAAGTTTTAAAACCTTGTTCACCACCAAATAAATAACCTTGTCCTGCTAAAGCGTTGTAGGCAGCTTTTTTATCATCACTTAATCCTGCTATACCATACGTTCCGCCACCTGGACCACGATCTTCTTGTTTGGGTAAAAATTTTGTTGCTAGATTTAAAGGGAAAGGAAGTAATCCTTTTACAAACTTTGCAGCATCACCTACAGTATTTCTAAATCTATTTAATTTACCTTTCATAAAACGGTTAGGATATTTTTCACTTGGATACATTTCATTATTACCTAAAGTACCTTGATAACCTAGATCTATACTATCTTCATAGGGACTATTGTAATTTGCTTGGTAGTTTTGTCTGTTGTCCATTATCTGATTATTTATATCAGCATAATCAGAGTAAATACTTTTATCTTTAATATCTCCAAGTTGATTATATGCTAGTTGCGCATTAGCTACTGATCCAGTAGGGTCATTTGATTGAGGATTAAAAGTTCTTACATTAACCTCATTTACAGGAGTCCCATAACCAAAAGCATTACCAGCTTGATTGTAGGAATTATCTCCACCAGAGTTTGCAAAAGCATTTGTATTTACAATACCTAAATCAGTTACCGGTGGTTCTGGTGCAATAGGTAACTGAAAAGGATTTTGTAAATATTTTTGTTGTGGAATATATTTAAAACCTCTGTCTCGTATCTCTTGGTCTGTAGCCATTACCTTCTTCCTCCTGGGTGTATATCTAATCTAAATGTTCCTAATTTCCAATCTTGTGAAGCACCTGTATTTGCAACTTCTAATGCAATCTGTCGTGCTCTTACTCTTACATCTTTTTTAGTTGTAGTAGAGTCACAGGTAAAACTTGTAGTAGTCTCACCACTGTTTGGATATAATCTTGTTTTAAATTTAACTGCAGTATCTCCTGTCTGTGAAATAAAATCTGGTATAAATCTACTAATTCTCATAATGTATTCACCGTCCCCCCTAATGTCGGGCGTTCCTACAGTTTGTCCTGTGTTACTTCTACGTTGTGTAATGTCAAAATCTCCAGAAGTAATGCTTCCTATAACTGCAGTCACTACTCCACCTGCATTAATTTGATCGGTCCCTGTTTCCTGGTTATAATATATTGTACTTCCGTCCGTATTACCAATAACATCTGAAGACGCATCATCGCTAGGTTTATAACAAGTTGCATGTGGTCTATCAAATACTGCAGAATCTTGCCACGCCGCTCTAGGTAGAGTACCTGTTGTCCATATGGGACGTTTAGATGATGAGTCTAAATAGTTATAAGTAACGACTCTATCAATTTGATTTGATGCAGCTGTACAATAAAACCAATTTACCTCACCAAACAAATTATTTAGTCCTGCATTAATAAGGTCTCTAGATGTAGCATTTATATCATCATAAACATGGTCTTCTACAAGACACGGCATTGATTTTAACTGACCATCGTACGTAAAGAAACCATTCTCTGACATCCAATAAGCCGTACCATCAACTTCAATACAAGCATTTTTACCAAACAAACCACAGTTAGTACCTACCTGTTCAAAGGCAAATACAAAATCCCCTCCTACAAATTTCATAAGAAATAATGCAGTATCGGTCCATACATAAATTGCATCCCTACCTTTGATAGCACCCATAATTTTAGAACCATCAGCAAGTCTTTGAGTACCAGAATTGTTTTCTGCTTTTACTGTGTAAGCATCTGTTCCATCAATATTTTCTTGATCAGAAAAACGTAAAAACATATCATCTTGAGTTGTAGATGTTCCAACTGTTGTTTCTGTACCAAAAAATACTAGGTGTCTGTCTGGTGTAGATACCAGCACATGACGTGATGCTGTTGGTGCGTTTGCTAGTAATGTCGCTCTATTGTTAACAGCTCCAACTGCTGAAGCATCCCATTCAAAACATTTGCCATTATAAATAAGTGCAATTAATTTTGTACCAAAGTTATCAAGAATCCATAAACCAGGATCAATGGTAAAGTCAGAAGATGCTGGATCCCCCCAACCAGAAAAACCAGAAATATCTGTAACGGTAGCACCACCACTGTGACCAGCTTTTGTAGTTCCGTTAACTTCTCTTGCACCACCACTTAATGTATTGGTTGTAGTATTGTTTGCTGTAAAACTTATGTCCTCTGTCCCTATTCTAATTTCACCAGCTGATGGAAATGCTGCTGAGTTAACTAAAGGGATGTCAGTTACAGCATCATTAATAGTTGAAGCTAAAGTTGTAGTTGCAGCACCTAAGGCGGTACCACCAAATAAACCAGCACCCCAACCAAAACCTCCAAGTTGTTGAGAAGGACCTACTGTAAAATAACATAGTATAGAAGTGCTGTTTCCATCACTTGTAGTTAAAGGTGTTCCCGACTCTTGATTCTCAGCCGTAATTGTAAAAGTTGAAGTTGTTGGTACGGAAGTTACCATATACTTAATATCTTCAAACGTAGCATTACTGTAAGTAGATGCTGCAGGAACTCCTGCTACACTATCAAATAAAACAATGTCATCTTCGATTAATCCATGAGACCCAGTACATGTCACCGTAACTTCTTTAGATGATGACGTACTTGTAAATTTTGCACCGGTTAAAGTAGTTCTTATAGGATGTATGTCGTAATATATGCCTCCCGAGTACACATATAAAATTCTATTGGTTCCAAGTGCTGCATATTTAATACCTGCGTTATCATCCCAATGATGAATAGCTCTAGCTGCACCTGTTAATTTATCTTGCCCCAACTGTTGCCAGCCACCTATTTTTTCAGGTGAACCATATCTAAAACGTACGTTATCACCATCAAACCATTGCCCTTCGGCACCAGTTTCTGTGACCTGTTTATTAAATCCTGGAGCAAAACCTAATTTTTGTAACATATATAATCCTTAATTATAGGGCAGAAGATGGTGTGGTGGAATCTCCTGCCATATTATTATATACAGTATAATTTTAGTAATTTAAACTTTTATTTTTAAGGTCTAAAAAATGCTGGTAGACCAACAAAAGGTCTTCGATCAAATTTATTTAATTTTCCTAATTTAGAATTAGCTCTGTTATAATGTAAAAAAACTTGTCCACAGTCTTTACCTTTAAATTCTTCTCTCCAATGTTCTAGTTCACATCCAGAATATATAAGCATGTCACCTGGTTCTAGGTCTATTTTTACACCCGGGCTAGTTCCTTCTGTATATTTTGAATACTCAGTATGTAGTTTGTTATTTATTGGATCTAAATATATTGGCCATGGATCTCCTCCTAAATTTAAAGTAGTAGATATCTCACAAGAGTATCTATCTTTATGTCTAGGTAACACATCTCCTTTTTTATATATTCTTGCATACGAATAAGTTTCATTTAATTTTAATCCGGTATGTTTTTCCATAGTAGGTTTTACTTCTTCTAATAAAGTTTCCATTACAATATCACCATAATGCGAGTAAGTATTAGGAACTTGCTCATCACTCCATATACCGTGTTCAATATGAAATGGAGATAAGTATTTTTGTTCAAATAAAAATTTTGCTACTTTTCTTTTTTTTAAAAAATAAGCAAAAACAAAATCTGCTAATTCTTTACTAATTGCTTTTTTTAATACCGAATATTTATTTTTTTTAAAACTCATATTAGAGAAAACCATCCTGTTATTATTATTTTTTCTTTATTTACAATTTCACCTTTGTGAACATGAGTGAAATCTGTAGGCCAAATTAAAGTAAGACCTTTTTTAGAGGGAGTAGTAATTTTTTGATATTTAAATTTAGTGCCTCCTTTTTCTAAATCATTTAAATATGTCATAAAAACTAAAACTCTTTGTGACAAAACTTTCGAAGATCTTTCACAATGAAATCTTTTAAACCCACCTTTTTTTGGATATTTTTGAATATTACATCCTGAAACATTAAATTTTTCATACGTATTTACTTCAGGATATTTTTTCATATATAAATTTAAAACTTTTTGAAGATATTTATTGTATTCAATAATTTCTTCATCAAAATTATTTTTTTTAATGCATAAATCCATAGAATCTTTAAAAAATTTATTTACCAGTCCACCTGTTACAGTTCCTGGTATAGTGTGTAAATTAAATTCATTATAATAGGATACTAAATTATCACATATTTTTTTAGGAATAAACCAGCCGCCAATAAAACTTTCTTTAGGTAATTTATATTCTTTAAACATACTATTTATATGGTTTTCCTAAATTCCAAATAACTAAACTATTTCTTTCCCCTTTTGTAATTGGACATACTCTATGCCACACAAAACTAGGAAATACAACTAAAGAACCTCTGGGTAATATTTCTGTACATTTTCTAATAACAGGTTTTTTATTTGGGTCCCCACTTCTAAAATCAAACTCTAACTCACCACCTTTATAATCTTTAGGATCTGACAATGTGACAGTAACAGATAGTTTTCTAATTTTACCGTTCCTTGGATCTTTTGGATTATCTGGAAAATTAAAAGGTTCATTATGATTGTCCCAATGCCAATCATAATATTGATCTTTTTTATATTTTGTAAATTGACAAGACTCAGAAAAATCCCATTCAAAATTCCATCCAGCTAATTTATTTGCTAAATTAATATATGGTTGAATTTCTTTATAAATCCATCTATCACTCATCCAAACAATATTTGAATTTCTTTTTTTCTTTAAATTTTTTAATTCTTTTTTATTTAATTGTTTTTTGTGAGTTTGAATACCGGTTACTGCCATCTGGTCTTGAAGTTGATAACCGTATTTTACAATATCATCACAAATATGTTGTGGAATTGCTGATTGAAAATACCAATAATAATTTTTTAAATTCATAAACTTTCTAAAGTTATGATATATTAAATTAAAATTAAAGTAAAGACTTAATTTATTAAACTGCTACCCATTCTAATGCAGATGGGTCCCAATCAAGAGCTTGTCCATTATGATTTTCAGCAGTCCATTTTAAACCCTCTTCATTCCATGTAACATCATAAAAATGTTCTTCTTCTCCAACTGTATATTTAACAATAGTTGGATAAGTTACCGGTGCTTGCCAATCATCAATATCGTCTAATGACCAAGAAGCATAAGGTTGTGGATGTAAAAATTTGTCTTTTACAGGATCATAAACAAAACCTGCTGCAGCGTATTGTTTTCTAAAACTATTATTATAAGAAGTTTGTTTCCATATTCCACTTTTATAAAACTTTTCACAAAACGTTTCACCATCAACATGCATATCATTCTCACCAATAGTACCACCGTTTGCGGGATTGTCATTTCCCACAACATGTATTCTGAGTACAACTAAATGTGTATCAGATGTAAAACCTGTTGGATCTATCATTGATTTTAATTTTGCAAAATGTGCCATAATTTATCCTGTTAATATCCCATCTACAGTAAAAGTAGCTATGTGATCAGATCCAGATGTATTTAATGTATTTGTACCTGGTGAAACTGCAATAGCAGCAGGCGCGTCAGTTATTCTAATAACAACTATACCCGAGCCTCCTGCAGCTCCATTTTGCGCTGCTCCTGGGGGACCTGTTCCCTGTTTTCCACCACCGCCAGCACCTTTATTTACTGCGCCAGTAGTTGCATTTGAAGGTTCTAATGCTCCATTTCCACCACCACCTGGGCCTCCTGAACCTGCGGGATTATTTCCGCCACCTCCGCCACCACCTCTAGTGACTGCTGAACCTGTAATTGAACTTGATAAACCGCTTCCACCATTAGAACCTGCTGGTGAATTTGAACCAGCTCCACCAGCTCCACCGCCACCTGCACCAGTTCTGTTTGTAGGACCTGGGGAGTCTCCACCGTCTGTGCCTTGATTTGCTGTACCTGATCCTCCAGTTTGTTGACCTGATCCTATTGAAGCACCTCCACCGCCTGAACCACCATTTCTATCATTACCATAACCACCGTTTCCGCCTTTAACTGATACAACCGTAGCTCCAATACTACTATCTTCACCTTTAAAACCGATAGCTCCACCAGCACCAACTGTAATTGTAATATCTCCTGGATCTACCTCAACTGCAGATTCGGTTGAAGATCCGGCACCAGATGTTTCTGATGCGTAAGAATTTCTATAACCACCCGCTCCGCCGCCACCAGAGGCAAGAAGATTTGATCCAACACCTTGTCCACCTCCGCCACCACCAGCTAAAACTAAAAATTTAATTGTGTAAGGTGATACTGATCCACCAGCACCAAATCCTAAGACTTGATAACCAAAAGATTTACCTCGGGTTGATTTTTTTTTATTTGAACTCTTACCCTCAACAGTAAGAGGTTGATTTAATTTGTTTCTCATATCTAAATTCCTTATGCGTCGTTAGCTGCGTCAGTAGTAAAGAATATTTTAACACCTAGAACTCTAGATTCACCAGTAAAAGTATCTGCACCTGAACTTGCTTCTCTAAAAAATTGAAAATAAGTTTGTTGACTTTCTGCAGGAGAACCTGCAATTGTAAGTGCACTACTAATAGGTGAAACTTGTTGATCTTCTACTGTCCCAATCCCTGCGTCTGTTATATTTTGTTGAGTTCCATATGCTACATCAATAGTATCACCATCTCCACATGATACACCCTGCATTGCAAATATGCAGTTACCTGTATTAGTTGTACTAGGAGACCAATATACTTGATAAGTTACAGTTCCCTCATTCCATGATTTAGGGAAAGCTACTGAAAATTGTGTGTATTGAACTGTACTAGCATCAAAATCAAATACTTTTAAATCTGGTCTTGCTGCTGTTGTTTCTACTTGTGCTGCATCAGCAGGGTTAGTAGTTGGTCCATACATAGCTGAAGCTGGAACCCACATAGTCTCTAGACCTGCAATTTTAACTGCATTTCCTCCAGATTTAAAAATTCCCGTTCCTTTAGGGTCAACATTAATACCAACGTTAGTTTCACCTGATGCTGAAATAACTGGTCCAGTAACTCCTGTACCTGCGTTAGCTATAGTAATTTCATTAACTGCTGAACCTGTTGCAGTAAGATTAATTAATTCGTTTCCATTTGTATCTGAAATTTTTGTCCCTATTGCAGGACTAGTTAAAGTTTTATTTGTTAAAGTATCTGTTGTAGCTTTTCCAACTAATGTGTCATTTGCAGCTGGTAAATTTAATGTAACATCTGCTGTTGCAGCAGGACCAATTAATGTTAATTTGTTTGTACCATTGTCTGTACCTTCTAAAAATTCTACTTTACCAGCAGTTGTTGTTGTAGGGCTTAAAATAGGGTTTGTTAAAGTTTTGTTTGTTAAAGTCTGTGTTCCTGTAAGAGTTACATCTCCAGTTGCACCTACAGTTGCTTCAAAAACTCCAGTGTTAGTTGCAACACCATCAAGATAAATAAGTTTATATCCTTTATCATCTGTTGCAAAAGTAACTGTTGCACCTGAACCAGATACTGCTTTTATTTGTACTGTTTGTGAACCCGATGTACTATTTTTAATAATGTAAAAATTTTCTGTAAGAAGAGGAAAAGTTACAACTCTGCTTCCTGATATTGATCCTGTTAATTCTATAACTCTTTGTTGAGCAGTTCCTGTTAAAGCACCATCTGCTATTGTTAAAGCAGTTGGTGTTCCTGAATCAGTTACAGCTTGAGAATTATATCCACCAGTTAATTGTTCAATTAAACTTAAATTTGCGTTTGTTTTTGTTCCCCAAGTACCAGCGTTTTCACCGGTTGCCATTAGCTCTAGGCCAAGATCTGTAAAAGTTGATGCCATAATTTTTTTCTCCTAAACTACGTGTGTTACGTCTGTATACGATGTATTTCCTGTAACGTCAATATTATTATAATTAGTATTTCCCGTAATGTCAATGTCAGCATATCCCGTAGTTGTAAGGTCTCCGACACTAGTTAAAGCGGTTATACCTAATCCATTTAAGCTAGCAATTGATAGTTGTGTAGTAGTTAAAGATCCAACTGCACTTGTAGATGATAAAGCAGATAAAGTAACTTTAGTTATATTTGAAATAGTTAACGAACCTACAGAAGACGTAGCAGATACACCCGTTACGTCTGTAACAGGGTTTGATGTAATAGAAATACTACCCACTGTTGTCTGTGCAGACAAACCTGTTATACCCATTACATCTGCAGGAGATATACTTCCTACGGTACTTGTAGCCGATAAAGCTGGCAGACCTATTGAATGATCATCAACTGATAATAATCCTGGACTTGATGTTAAACTTAATGCAGGTAGTACAAGTGTGTGATTAGAAAATGCAGTTAAACTTCCTAATGCACTTGTTGAAGATAAGCCTGTAAGACCCATCACTTGATCTGATACAGTTAATGACCCTACGCTAGCTGTTGTAGATAAACCTGTTAAATTAAATACTGCAGACTCAACAGTACCCCAACCATTTTCACCCCAGTCAAGTGTACCCCAACCAGGTTTTAATGATATAAAATCAGTAGGAATATTTAAAGATGTGGTTGCAGATAAAG